GTTGTTGTTAATAAACAATTGCTTCCTGTTTATGACAAGCCAATGATTTATTATCCCTTGTCTACATTAATCTCTTGTGGCATTACTGAAATTTGTATCATATCTAGTCCTGAATATCTTCCTCTCTATGAGAAACTATTGGGAGATGGTTCTAATTTAGGATTAAAGATCTGTTATAAAGTACAACACGCCCCAAAAGGAATTGCTGAATCTTTTATCATTGCTGAAGATTTTATTGGTAATGATGGAGTTTCTTTAATCCTAGGCGATAATATCTTTCATGGAAATATTAAAGGTAAGATCCCTCAACAGGGAGCGATTGTCTTCGCTTATAAAGTTAGCGATCCTTCTGCTTATGCAGTAGTGGAATTTGATAATGATGGCAAAGTCCTATCGTTAGAAGAAAAGCCAAAACAACCCAAGAGCGAGTATTGTGTTCCCGGTTTGTATTTCTTTGATAATAAAGTAGTGAATTATGCCAAAGCATTAAAACCTTCAGGCAGAGGAGAGTTGGAGATTACTGATCTCATAAATATTTATTTAAGCAATAAAGAATTATCTGTTATAGAATTTCCAAGAGGCACTGCTTGGCTAGATGCAGGTACTCCAGATACTCTCTTCCAAAGTGCTGCCTATATCCACACTATTCAAGAACGCCAAGGTATAAAGATTGGTTGCATTGAAGAAGAATGCTATAGAAAAAAGATAATAAATAAATCAGCGTTAATTAAAGTAATAGACAGCCTTCCTAAAAGCGAATACAAACAATACCTTCAAAAATTAATATGATAATTTTATTTGGTGGAAATGGGTATATCGGATCAGAATTCAAAAAGCAACTCGATAAAAAACAAATTCCTTTTTTCAACTGGGATATTTCACGGAAAACTACTTTTAGTCAACTTCAAACATTTGTAAAATATAATAAAATCAGCCATGTTATTAATGCCGCTGGATATACTGGCAAACCAAATGTTGACGCTTGTGAAATTAACAAAGATGAAACGTTTCATGGTAACGTCCTTTGGCCTCAAATATTAACAAATTGGTGTGAGGTAAATGATATTGTATTAGGTCATGTATCTAGTGGATGTATTTATACTGGAAAGAGAATAGATGGTTCTGGATTTACTGAGGAAGACGAACCGAATTTTACATTTAAACAAAATAATTGCAGTTTCTATAGCGGAACTAAAGCTTTGGCAGAAAGCAATATCTCTAATTATTCTAAGCATTACATATGGAGGCTAAGAATACCATTTGAAGAGAATAATAATTCTAGAAACTACATCAGCAAGATGCTGAAATACCCCAAGCTTCTTCAAGCGGAGAATTCTATTTCTAATAAGCAAGAATTTGTAAATGTTTGTATTGAATGCATTGAGAAGGCCGTTCCTTTCGGTATTTATAATGTAACTAATACAGGTTCAATAACAACAGATTGCTTAATTAAGAAACTAAAAAATACCATAGGAAAAGAAAATAATTTTGATTTAATTGATGAAGAAGAATTATATAGAAATTATGCTAAAACTCCACGATCTAACTGCGTAATGGATAACAGTAAATTACTATCAGTTGGAATAAATATGAGATCAGTAGACGAAGCTTTAGATTACTGTTTAAATAATTGGAAACCATGAATATCCTAGTTACAGGCGGCTGCGGCTTCATTGGAAGCCACTTCATTGAGGAGATCTTAAATAATAAAGGAGTCAAGACTTTAATCAACCTTGACAAATTAACTTATGCGGCGAATGGAAGCCTACCTTTCAGCAGCGATCCAAGGTATAATTTAATTATTGAAGATATTAATAGCCCAAGTATCCTTGATATACTAATTAATAATCAGATAGAATACATTGTCCACTTCGCGGCGGAAAGTCATGTTGATAATTCTATTGATAATTCTGATCCTTTCATTCATACTAATATAAATGGCACTCATAACTTATTAAAGTGTTCAGTAAAGTATGGTAAGTTAAAGAAGTTCGTTCATGTCTCTACAGATGAAGTGTTTGGCTCCCTTGACTTTGACGCACCAGCGTTTAACCTAGACAGTCAATACGAGCCTAACAACCCTTATTCAGCCTCTAAAGCTGCCAGTGACCTACTTGTCAGGTCATTTGTCAAGACCCATAAACTACCAGCAGTAATTACTAATTGCAGCAACAACTTTGGCCCTCGCCAATTCTCTGAGAAGCTGATCCCAGTAGTCATTAGTAAATTAATCAAAAAAGAAGCTGTACCTTTGTATGGAAATGGGCAGAATATCAGGGACTGGATCTACGTCAAAGACCATGCTAGAGCTTTGATAGGCATCATGATTCACTCAGATCAAGAAAGATACTTAATCGGCGGCGAGAATGAATTAAGTAATTTTGAATTAATAAATCATATTGCTAACCTTTATTGTGAGATTTCTAATGCTAAATTGGATTGGGATTGGTATAATTATGTTACAGATAGAAAAGGACATGACTTGCGTTACAGTATAAGTAACCATCATCTAATAAAACATTACCCAGATTTTCAGTTAACTAAATTCAATAACTCAATGCTAGAGACAATCAAATACTATATTAAATAAACTATGACTATAGAGTGCTGCGGTTGCAATAAGAAAGAAACGTTCAAAGACTCCAAAGAAGCGTGGATGGGAGGTTGGGACTTTATTAATGATAAATTTAATAAGTCTCAGGTAGTTTGTGATACCTGTATCCCTTCTGAAGCTCTTCAAGTGGTATATAATAAAGGGCGTGGGGGAGATCTATTTAATATAGCTTTGAAGCATTAAGCGTGTTTATTAAGATAAGTAAGAGATAGTCTAGTATAGGTAGAAATAAGTTAAATAAAGTACAGAATAGTAGAGAATAAGAGAAGAGATAATGGTAAGAATATTCACTGTATTTTGTCCATGAAAACAGTAGCAAAATCAATCACTTTTTCTCTCTGAAAGCAAGGCAGAAACTCTGGTTTTACTGGGGTTTTTGCCTTTTTTATTAGAATTAATATAAGATAAGTATAGGAGATAGATATAAGGAATATAATAGGAGTAATAGTAGAGTATAATAAGAGAGTATTGTATAATCTTATGTAAATTTCTATGATAATGATGGGTTTGCCGAAAATATAATTAGTAATTCACTACCTTGCATGGCATAGTACCCCCGAAAGCCCACCAAAACGCTCCTAAATGGCAATTTTGTCTGATTTTTCGCTCAATAATCATTAAATTTTGCCCTATCCCTCGCGAAATAACAATAAATTTGTATTTACCCCTAGAGGAAAGTATACTTTTATATAAACCCCTAGGGAAAAGTAAACAAAACTCTACTCAGATTAAGAAATACCGGAAAACCCCAGCAAAAGCACACATTTCAAAATAATGATTAAAATTAGGGATCGTTTTTTTGTATTTACCCCTAGAGAAAAGTAAACAAATTCTATTCTACCCTAGGTAAAAGTTAATAAATTCTATTCTAGCCCTAGGGAAAAGTAAACAAATCGATCCAAAGATTACCAGATAAATACTAAATAAACATTATTATTATGACCATCACTTTCGTAATTGCCCGCTGTCCCCACCCCATCTCGCCTTCAAATCCAACTATTAAATATTAATGGATTTTGCCCGATTTGAGTCTAAATAACTTAATCATAGATAATTTTGCCGGATCTCACACTAAATAACTAAATCAATGAAGCCAAATATTACCAATGACAGAGTAAATAATACACTTGAGTTTGTTTATGAGAATAAAAACATTACCAAGTGGCGAATAATTAATGCAATCAAAGAAGACACTGAGTACATCTATGGGTTTGATTTGGAGGACGATAATGATTACAAAGCCTTCAAGAAAAACAAAATACTTGGCGGAAAGATTTTCTCTTTTCGTGGCTGACTGGGTATGATGTATGGTGTAGGGTGCTTGTGTTCTAGGGTGGCGCAATGGTAGCGCAGCGCACTGTTAATGCGTTGGTTGGGGGTTCGAATCCCTCCCCTAGAGCCAAAAAAAGTTTCGCAAAATAGTTGACGGCAGTGTAGGATGGTGTAAATTGTCGGTGTTCTTTAGATGCGTCCGTAGCTCAATGGTAGAGCATCGGCCTTTTAAGCCGGTGGTTGTGGATTCGAATTCCACCGGACGCACCAATTTTGTTCTTTATCATTTTAATTAGTTGCAAACTGTTTTTGCAATTAGATTAATAGGTATTGTAGCGGGATCACTAGTGATGCATTGATTCTGGTAAAATTTCCATGCCTATATCGTAACTACATAAAACGATATTACGGGCCATTAGCTCAATTGGTTAGAGCAGGGAACTCATAATTCCTTGGTTGTCGGTTCAAGTCCGGCATGGCCCACCAATGCCACTATGGTGAAATCGGCAGACACAGCAGACTTAAAATCTGCTGCCTTTAACGGCGTGACAGTTCAAATCTGTCTAGTGGCACCACTTTTGCAGCAATGAGGGCAGTCGTCACTAAGACGTAGTTTAGGGTACTGGAAATAATCCGGTACATTAGACAACTGAGCGACCTGATCTGCGGAAAACATACAGTGCGCCCAAGTGATAATGTTTCTAGTCACTTTACACTGAGAAAAAAATGGGTATTAATTTAATGTCCTCGTAGCTCAGTTGGATAGAGCATCCGCCTTCTAAGCGGATGGTCACAGGTTCGAATCCTGTCGAGGACACCATTTCTAAATGATTAAATATCCTGCCCATAATATGATTCTCATAACAAAAACAGATGATTCTTTTTCTCTCTCTTATATGAAATATGAGGGGCTTGACACGGAGCAATTCGTCAAGTATGGTCTTGCGGTCTGGGAAGTAGCCCAGATCCTCGGCGGTAACTAAATATATATGAAAGTACAATTGACGAAAGTAGCGCAGGGCATACTCAATCAGATTATGTCTTCGGATGCAGTAGGCATCGAACACGGAATAAATATTCAACGAGTCTCTGTTGATGATATCTTAATATCTAGCAAAGGGATTCAATTTTCACTTGATGATGATGATTTTTCTGAAATCTCAAATGAGACTCTCAACAAAGCTTACATCAAAGATAATGTCATAATCATTGACGACAAAGATATCCAAGATAATGAGTATGGTGATATAACTATTACCTTGTATAGATTTTCTAAGTTCGCCGCGCTTTAATTTCAAATATAAAAAGTATATGACAATCACTACACTAACAACTCGCGGACAAAAGATCTCAAATCAGATCGTTTCTGCGGATGTAATTGAAATCAATCAAGGGCCATTTAGTTTCACTGCACTCACTGAGACTATCCTCACGGAGGAAGATAAGATTGTAATTAAGTACGAGGTGGACGGAGATATGTGCAATCACGAAATCACCAACGATATGCTAAATAATGCACACGTTGAAGATGGAAATATTGTATTTGCATGGGACCATCAACTGAGTATTTCTCTATATAAGATTGCCGCCATCAACGCAGTCGAATAATTAATTTTTAAATAAATAGAAGTAAAATAAAGGCAATGAGTATACCCTAGATTGTCTGCTAGGGTAGGTCAAAATTTATTTATCATGTCAGCCTGTCCCGTAACTCATAAAATCGGGGCCTTCTATTTATTTTTTTCTTTCTAATAAGGACCAACATGCACATCGAAGAGGATCAATCAATATTTTTTATACTTAGTATATTTTTGGCTGGATGCATAATGATTAAGATTCCCGCCGGTTGGGCATTGATTACACTTTCTTTATATTTTTTTGTACAAAAACTCAGCCGGTAGCTAGTATATAGTGTATGTCATTAACTGATACACTAAATAGTACTGCCGGTCGTTTCACCACCCTAGTTGTAGGTTCTAAGAAGGAGAACACTAAGTTCTGCGCTCAGATCTTATCTGCATCTAAGAAGACTGTTTCTTTCTATGATGTGAATGCTGACGCTGATCGTCGCGTTCCTGTCAGTAAGATTCTTTCTGTTAAGTCTGGTAAGATTCAATACGCTAAGGCGTAATAGTAAAGATAACAACAGCCCATTAGTTAAATACTAGTGGGTTTTTTTTGTAATTGGGGATTTGCATAATGGTAGTGCGGGAGCCTTTGAAGCTCTTTGTAGGGGTTCGATTCCCTTATCCCCAACCAAATAATAAAGACTAGCCTCCCCAATACAGGAGGCTTTTTTATTGTAAATATTAAAGAGATTGTTCGCAAATAAGACAAATATTGCCTGATATACTTTAAATATAGGGGGGAGATAGATAAGAAGAGAATAGATTTGTCAAGGATTATTTTTGATTATGATTATGATAGTTTTTGGATTTGGGGTGCCCGATACAGGAAACTATGCCCCTGAAAGAATCTGAAGAAAAAGCGAAAAAGGACTTGCGCCGGATCTGATCATCGTCCAAGCTATGTCCTGTCAGATAACACTTAACATCAACACTTCAATGAACGAAATCAACGTCACTCCCGAAGCAGCCTTCATCCCCGCAACCAGCAACCTCGACTATTCCGTCGAGACGGTCTCGCTCCTCACTCCTGAAGGCGACCACTCTGGCTGGATGGCTAACCGCCGCACTGATACCAAGGCCGTGTTGGGCGTTTGCACTGAACGCTACACGCTGGTTCAGAACAGTTCCCTGATCGAAACGGTTGAGGCGGCTTTCGCCGACAACAAGTTGGGCGACTTCACTCGCAAGGCTCACGTTGTCCGCGACGGTGCGCGGATCTACGTTCAGTATGACTTCAAGAGTCAACTCATCAAGATGCCCAAGGTAGGCGACGATCTGGGCTTGCGCCTGACGCTTCACAACTCCTTCGACCGTTCCTGCCGTGTTGCGTTTGAGATGGGTATCCTTCGGCTCGTTTGCACCAACGGCCTGAAGACTCTTTCAGATGAGTTCTCACTCACTCAGAAGCACTCTGATAAGCTCGACGTTTCGCGCCTTGTGGAGGTCGTCGCTGGAGCCGTCGAAGGCTTCAAAGAGTCTACCAACGTTTTCAGCCGCTTGGCTGAACGAGCGGTTAAGCACGATCAAGGGTACGCTATCCTCGACAACCTGACCAAGGCCAAGGTCATCGCTGATCGCAACGCGGATAAGATCAAGCTGCTCTGGAATCATCCTTCTCACCGCGAGGACAAGGGCCGCAACCTCTGGAGCCTGTACAACGCGGTTACTGAGTTCACCTCCCATCAGGTTGAACCCACTTCCTACGAACTGGCGCAACGCATCAACCGGGGCACGTTGGTCGCCCTCAACAAGGCCAGCCTGATCGATGCGGACTTCAAGAAGCTGACGACTGCCATCGCCAACAACTAACGCCAGATCGCCAAATAGAAGCAGCACGGGGCATCCTACAGGGTGCCCCTTTTCGCTGCCCACGATAGTTTTCCCCTCTGGGGTGCCCACAAAGAAAAACTATGGAATACTAAAGAAAACCCTTGCAAACTCCTGCCAATGGATTACTATTTCCCTGCATGAAAAAGCGAAAGACAGTCGATCTGGAATCGGTGAAAGAGAAAGTTAATCACTTCTTCACCACCAGTAAGAATGAGGCCACAATCCAACGCAGGACTCTCCAGTTCTTCGTGACTGATCTATTGATGGAAGCAAAGCAATATAGAGGCTTCAACTATCTACACAAGCACCATGTCGAAGAAGGCATGACCTATGGAGTCGAATGGAATGAAGCTGGGGACAAGGCTACCTTCAAAGATGAGTCTCGCATTTTCTTTCATTAAGTCAATAATATTCCCTTTCGGTAATTAACAAATAAAATATGAACATTAAGATCGAAATCTTAACTGACAAGTGCAATAAAAGCCTAGCCTATCAAGTAAAGAAGATACTTGATTGCATCGTAGCAGATACAGAATTAATATCACTTAAGCGCAAAATATTTGATCCCGAGACTAAGGAATCTGTTGGTACTATTACAGTGGAATATTAAAAAGATTAAACGCAAATAAGCCAAATAAGCCTCGATTTAACAATCGGGGCTCTTTTGTCATTACCATAGTTTTTCAGATTGGGGACCCCGAAGCCAGAAACTATCAAATAATTTTGTGAAAATGTTTGCAATGGTCGCTGCTTTGGGCTACCCTTTTCACGATGAACCTTGACTACGCCCTTGACTTTGTTGGCGGACTTTCTGCGCCCAGCAAAATGCCATGCCGTTCCTATTCTATTCCTGCAAAGTATTGCAAAACCGGCGCAAAATTAGTGCCCGTAAAGAATAGTGTTTGCTCTAAGTGTTATGCGTTAAAGGGCTTTTATAATATGCCCAATGTTAGAAACGCTTTACAAAAGCGATTTGATTCTATAGATAAGCCCGAGTGGGTTGAGGCTATGACTATTGCTATTGCCGGTAAAGAAAAGAGTGGATTCTTTCGTTGGCACGATAGCGGCGACATTCAATCGGTGATTCATTTAAGAAAGATATGTCAGATTGCAATTAATCTTCCTAACATTACTTTCTGGCTTCCTACTCGGGAGTATTCTATTGTCAGCAGTTATGTTAAATTGTTTGGTGCTATTCCTTCTAATTTAACTATTCGACTTTCTTCTCTAATGATTAATGGTAATGCACCTAGCGGCATCGCTCAATCATTGGGGTTAACTACTTCCGGCGTGTCAAAAGATCAGACATTTAATTGTCCTGCTTCTAATCAAGATAACAAATGCCTTACTTGCCGCGCTTGTTGGAATAAATCAGTGCAAAACGTAAGCTACAAATTACATTAAATTATGATGGTTTTACTACTAATAGTAGTACTAATTGGAATAATAATAGGGAACAAACACAATGACAAAAGATGAACAGATAACCAGAATACAAGACAAAATCACTAGCCTGAGAATAATGAAGAGAAACGCTAGGTCTTTACAAAAGAAACGAATTAAACTCAAAGTCAAATTGTCAGAAATTAAGAAAAGCCTCAGGAATATTCGTTTAAAAGTCAGCAGGTTTATAAATAAAACCCCAAAGATTAAAGAATAACAGAACAAATATCAAATAAAGCACCCTCTAGTGTTTAACACTAGGGGGTTTTTCTATAGTTTTCGGAATTGGGGAGCCCAAAGTGAAAAACTATCAAATTAAATTTGACTCTCGCGCCGTTTCCCATTACCTTGTCCCTGATGAAACTACTTACTGTTGAATTGATGGAAAAACTCAGCAAGGCAGGGGCGGATAGCTATGTGCCCCTCTGCAAACTATTCACCCCTTGGGGCGCAGGGACTTGGCTCATTACGGGCATCGAAAGCGGCATCCTGCATGGCTTCGCTGACTTGGGCATGGGGTGCGTGGAATGGGGCGGTATTGCTACCTTGGGCGAAATGGAAGCTATCAGGGGACGATTTGGTTTGAAAATTGAGCGAGATTTACACTGGACAGCAAGGACTGACTTGAATTACTTTGAGTTGGACTCACTTGTTGGGATTTAATTTTATGAATAAAACTTATCGTATTCCTTGTTCTTGGCAAATGAATGGTAGTTATTACATAGAAGCCGAAAGCCTTGAGAAAGCATTAGAGATTGCAGAAGATAGTGGCCTACCAGAAGAGACTGAATTTATAGATGGTAGTTATGAAGTAGATCACGAAATGGTTGCTTTTTACAATAATAAGAAAGAATAAATATGAAAATGCTTTCCCAAACTAGACGCTTTGAGGTCCAATCAACTTTTGAAGATAACAAAATACTTTACATTGTCACTACTAGAGGAGAACTCTTTCCTGATAATACACAAAGCAAAGCTATTACATTTGATTTCAAAAGATTAGACGGCAAAAAGTTAACAAATAAAGAAGAGAAGTTCGGTGACGATGTCTTTAATAGTATAATAAAGGATAAACATGGATCTAATAAACTATAATCCCCCTCCTCCTCCTCTAGAATCTGATACTAGTTTTGAAATAGTTTTTCATTACGATGGCGCGGTTATAACTTATCTAGATAAGGAAGAAGAATAAATATGATACTACTTTTTGTGATAATGGTTTGCGTTATAATTTCTGGATTAATATTATTGGGAGAACATTAAAACTATTCATAAACAACCCTTCGGGGTTGATAGTTTTGGGCTTTGGGGTGCCCAGACCGGGAAACTATGAAGGGGGGCCGAAGCCCCCCGAGTCTGTCCTATCCTATTACCATTGGCCCCACATAGTGAGCCAAGCCTTATGTGCGGCTAATTGATGTATATTGATACCATATGTAACCATAATGACTGATTCATTGATACCAGACTTCAGGGCTTCATAGATGCCTTGCTTATTGGTCTTGGGGATGATAGTCTTCTGTGTAACAACAGAAGCTTGCTTCTTGGCATTCATATTCTCGACCTTGTAGTTATGATTTAACACATCGTGGTCATTAGTAATACAGAAGCAAAGCATGGGAGATTTAACGCCCACATATTCAATTGCAAAAAGTAAATGATATCCGCGCTCATCCATTAGCGGCTTAAAGTAATTAAGGATAGCCTGAGCAGGGCTAACCTTCTTTGCGTCTTCAAGGATTGCAGCAGGAACATTTTCCCGTCTGCGCCAATTGGTAGTAAAGGTGAATACCTGAACTTGTTTACCAGTTGCCCTATGATAATCAAGATCAAAGAAAGAAGGCTGGCCGCAGAAATCAAACCAACTAAATACATTTTCCTGTTGTGTATAGACTTCCATTGCCTGTTCAACGTGTTCGTTTATATAGCTAACATTATGATTATCTAACACATCATAACGCTCTTCTACGTTATATTCATATGTAGCTTGATCGCGTTCAAAGCAAACAAGATCCATTTCTAATTGAGAACCAAACAAATTACGAAAGCCGTAATTGTTTAACACATACTTTTCAAATTCCCAACTAGTGCCGGGAAGTGATAAAACACTAACCTTGTCTTTGTTAGATGCAAATTGGTCATAGACCTTGCAAATGAGGTGGCGGACTGAGTTCTTAACAGTGTTATTCATGCAGGGAGACATTAGCCCTTGGAAGGAGAAGTGTCAACGCTCTTTCTCACTTTTCTTTGCCATGATAGTTTTTTCTTTCGGGGTGCCCAATCCCAGAAACTATGAAACCCGCCGAAGCGGGGCGCTATTTAACTTCTTTGTATTACGTTAGTGAGAGCTTCTTTTCCTTTTTCTATCGAATGGATATCTAAATGATATAACTTATGCCAGTCTTCATGCTTTAATGACATTAGCTCTTTGATACGACGCTCTGCATTATTTAGTGCTACGCGAAGGTCTACTATTTCTTGGATAGTAATTTTTAGTTCTGTATTCATATTATTTTATAGTATAGAAACAACTACAATCACACTAATTACAACACTAAAAACAGTAAGAACCAAAACAATATTAAATAATTTATCGAAGTTGTCTTTCATATTTAAAAGATATCAGATTTTTCGCGCCTGTCAAAGATTATTTTTGATCTTATTCCAATATTTATCAGTAGATGATTTATTCTTGCGCCAGTTAGGGCCAGCGTTATGAAGCCGAGCTAGAGTCTCTATATCATTATTAATAAAGGCTTTGGGTTCATATCTCATAAAGTATTTTTCACATACCTTACGAGCAACTGTAGGCTCATAAACCTGAGTATGGCTTCCCTTGACCCCAGAGTCAAGAAAATACATTGGGCGAATTTGGTAAAGGCCAAGGGCAGTTTCTTTAGCGTTGACTGCCTTGGGGTTGTTGCTGCTTTCGACAGCAGCCATTGCGCGAAACAAGTCTTCTTTGGTGCCATAGTTTCGGCGCGAGGAGCCAAGGGCGACAAGGGCGACAACAGCCAGAGACAAAGCGATTTTGTTCATGTGAGAGAAAATATCAGATTCAGAGAGAGAGTCAAACTTTTTTTCGATTTAATAGTTTTTTCTTTCGGGGTGCCCAAACCCGGAAACTATCGAAAGTTTCGCACTTGTTTCATGAGGGTCAAAATTTCAAGAGTAAATCATCAAAAAAACTCTTGACAAAAATCCCTGTCGTGGGTTCTCCCCACGCACCATGAGTGCGAAACTGAAAGGGTAACGGTGTTTCTAAAGGCCCAACTATCAACACCCGCCGCAAGTTCTCCCTGCGTACCATGCCGTTACCAGTGCCCTCACTTCGACTTCGAAGGAGGCAAAATTTGTTTGAAGTCAACCAGCCCACCAGAAAGGTCTCTGATCAACGCTCTCTCAACACTAGTGACGGTTTTCTTTCCCGTCAACTGGAAAATGATGTTTGCGTCGTTTTCGTTGGCGACGTACTCGCGGGTCGTGCCGTAGACTTCGCGGTTGTAAAACTCAATTGTTCTTTTCATTACCTCTACAGCTTAAGCTTTGCGGGGAGAGAGTCAAATAAAAAGTAAAATTATTTTCGCACACGGGGCGCATGGGATAGTTTTCGCGTCTGGGGTGCCCAAGTTTCAAAACTATGAAACCCACCAAAGATGGCGGGTTAATCATTAGATAGAATATATTAATTGTTTTCTTTGGATATTCAGATTGTGGATCTTTTCTTTTGCTTCATTAGACCAATTGTCAAGATTTTTAATGATATCGTATTCTATTGCGTCTATTTGTTTACTGGGGAGAGAGTATTTATTATCACAATACCATGAGAAATCAATAACTTCTAATTGAATATTGAACTTGATCGAAACAGAAACGCTAATAGCACCAACCTGAAGATTATAAATTTCTGAAGCAAATAATCTGTTTTCCATGTGAAGAAGATAGCAGATTTGATTGAGGAGTCAAGGGGTCGATAGTTTTTTCTTTTGGGGAGCCCAGATCAGGAAACTATAAAACCCCGCCGAAGCGGGGGTGAGGTTTTTTAGCTAACGAACTTGACTTTGGTCCAATCTGCCTTGTCAAGGATTTCCGTCAACTTGGCTACAGTTTGATCCTTCTCCTCTTCCGTCACGACACTGTTCATGAAGTATCGGATATCACTCCGATATGACAGAAGCTGCAAACGCATTTCCCGAAAGGTTTGCTTGTCAATTATCACTTGGCTGTATCTCGTTTCAGGGGATGCGGGTATAGGGGCTTCCTCCGCAGGGGTGACGGCGATGAGGTCGCGGAGGTCGCTGGCGGTGTCGATGTGCTGATGTTGATTTTCCATAACGAAGACAGGTTAGCACACTCAATCTGATTGTCAAAAATTATCTCAAATCGGTGCAAATAAAGTGCAAATAAAGGTCTTGACAAGTGCTTCCGCCTATGCTCCACCATAGTTTTCGCATCTGGGGAGCCCAAACCCGGAAACTATGAAACCCGCCCGAAGGCGGGTCTCTGTTTGACTGTCAAAAGTGATCGTTCGCGCAATCTTCCTCCGCTTCCTTGCTCCACTTGTCAAGGCTTGAGTGGATCTCTTTTTCGATTTCTTTGATCTCCTCTGGAGTGAATCCTGCGGAGTCCCAGATAGTCTCAAAAGGCTCAAGGTACTTGATTCCTGCATCATATCCCGTGCGTCCCCAGTACTCGTAAGCGCCGATTCCGGTGCTTTGCCATTCAAACCCAATCGTGACTTCAATTTCAATCTCATCATTGCGCGACTCAAGGAAGATCTCCAAGCTGAAGATCTTTTCGATTTCGCAGGTGGTTTTTAATTTCATCATCCCTACGGTATCAGATTGACAGCAGTTGTCAAAAAAATATCCAAATAAAAGCCAAATAAAAGGTCTTGACACGGGTTGCCGCTTATGCCTCCGCATAGTTTCTGGTTCTGGGGTGCCCATAGAAAAAAACTATCAAATTTGTTGACTCTTTCATTCTTTCTGCTATCTTCACACCCTATGGATAAATCAAATTGGATTAAGCAACTAAAGAGTCTGGCGGAAGAAAAATACAACGAAGGCTATGGCTATCAGGTTTACGTCGAGTGTTATGCGCAAGGTGATTGGGAAAAACTTATTGGTGATTTAAAAACTTGGGAAGAGGTTTTAGAATTATTTGAAACAATTGCTGACATTAGAACAGAAGAATGTGAGGTAGTACAAAACGAAATCTTTTAAATATTATTTAAACAAATAACAAATAAAGCCCCCGTTATACTACTATAGCGGGGGTTTTTCATAGTTTTTGGATCTGGGGAGCCCAGATTGGGGAACTATGGTTTAGGTATGTAAATTGGTCAAAAATACTTGTTTACTACTGCTGCGGGTGTGCTAATGTTCACTGTCGGTTCACACTTATTTATAAACGATATGACTATCAATGAAGATACCGAAACGAAACAAGTTGAGTTCCTCAATTGGGAGGAAAACTTTGCGGTTTTCTGTTCTATTAACAAGGACATTCGGTTTTTCACTGAGCGGGTTGACTATTATAGTGCAGCCGCTACTTTTAATCGTGAAAGCCTTATTTTTTGGAACGAGAGGCTAGCGTGTTTAATTAGTGCTAAAAGTAAAATACGAAAGGGTATTCAATTAAGCACTTCAACAATTAAGTTCTTTTCCTGAAGTAAATAGTAATACAATAACCCTGTTGTAATACAATAGGGTTTTTCATAGTTTTCTGATTCAGGGTGCCCAAATCGGCGAACTATCGATTAGGTATTAGAACTAATTAAAAATAAATTTTGACAGGTTGCGTGGGTGTGCTAAAGTTCACTGTCGGGTAGTTCTCATTTATAAACACAACATGAGTATCAATACAGAAACCACAATTAAGTTTAGTGATTTAGAGGAAGTGATTATCACTAACTCTGGAACCGCCAATGCATATGTCGATTCCGCTTTTCATAAACAATTGAATCGCGATTTAACAGAAGCTGAGTGCGATAGTATCACTGATTTGTACTTTCAGGAATTGTACGAATTGCACCTTAGCCGTTTCTAATATGAATATCATCAACGGAACTCTAAAGAACAAAGGGAATCTCAGTGTATGCGATTTCCAAATCAACGTATTTGGAATTGAAATCCCTGTTGAGGTCATTTTCGATACTGATAGTGATGATTTCAATCGGTCATTTCAGTTTGTAAGTATGGTTGCTTATGACAAATCACCCTTTGACGCTGATTCTATTATTGAGATCGATGATTATATCGACTCCAAAGCCATTGATGAATGGCAAAGATACATCAATGAACCATAAACAATAACCCAAGCCCGCTGTAGCAATACGGCGGGTTTTTTTGTACTAAATATTATTTAAATATTACGCAAATAAGAGCCAAATAATAACATTATTTATTAGTGATTTATCACTATTTTTCATAGTTTTTTGAATTGGGGTGCCCGAATCGAAGAACTATCGATTAGGTATGTAAATTGGTCAAAACTATTTCTTTACTCCTTTTGTGGGTATGTTAAGGTTCACTGTCGGTTCACACTCATTTATAAAAACAATAACAATATGGAAATAACTAACGACGACATTTTTAGCATGCGCCTTGCTTTGCAAGAACAGATCAAAGAAGCGAACAAGTGGCTTGCCGAAGCTCAAGAACACGAACGTCAAGGAAGTATCGATTTTTGGCAAGGTCGTTCGAATATGTACACCGAGACGCTAAACAAGTTAAAGTATAAATAACGAAAATTAAATAAAAAACAGCCAAATAAGATACCCCCGTTGTAGTAATACAATAGGGGTTTTTTCATAGTTTTTGCTTTTGGGGAGCCCGAATCGAGAAACTATGGTGAAGCAAGGATCATGCCAAAGTCCTTTGTTAAATTCTGGTGACGAATCACGTTTTCCCTTGCAATCAGAGAGAAAATGAGTCATCTTGTGCGCGTAATTCAGAACTAAAAAAGCTATGTATCAAACCACTCCCGCCCAAAGCAAAACCGAAACGGCCCTTGCCAAGAAAGGTTTCCGTTTCTCTAGTTGGCTTCCGTTCTCTCCGGATGCTAACAATCAACCGTCCGAAGGCACCGAATCCCTTGGCACTATTGTAATGGTGAAACGTGCCACTCGTTTCTCTACTGAGTATCGCGAAATTGAACCCGATGGTTCTATAAACTGAAAGACTTACAAATACAATAACCCTGCTGTGACAAACAGTGGGGTTTTTTTATATCGAATATTAATCAAATGTTCTGCAAATAACAACCAAATATGAATAACGAATAGTGATTTATCACTAATTTCATAGTTTTTACTTTTGGGGAGCCCAAATGCGGAAACTATGGATTAAGTATGTAAATTGGTCAAAAATAAATTTTGACATCCTGTGTGGCTGTGTTAGTCTCTTATTGTAAGTTAATACTTATTTATAAACAATATGATTGAAACTATCGAAAACGAAGAAACGGAAACTACTTCCACAATACTGTCATATGATGAAACATTCGCACTCTTTAGCGCGATAAGCCAAGACATTACTCTTATGACAGAACGGGTAGATTTTTATAAACAGCGTCATGATGATCTTTCAATAGAAAGTCTGGAATTTTGGAGTGTGCGTTTGAACAAGCTGGTTAGTGTCAGACAAAAGCTAAAAACAGGATTTCAAATTAATCCGATGTTTACAAATATCTGGTGAAATAGTAGTAATACAACAGCCCTATTGTAATACAATAGGGTTTTTCATAGTTTTTACTTTTGGGCTGCCCGAATTCGGAAACTATGGCAAAGCAAGGACTGTGCCAAGTGCCTTTGTTACTTTTGTGTGACGAATCACTTTTGTTGTTGATCTCAGACGAAAACCTAGTAAAATTATGGGCGACGGTAAGAATCAACTAAAAACTCTATGAGATGTGAAGACTATCCTTGTTGCGGTCACGAAGCTGGCGGTTGCCCCGTTGTCAGCGAAGATGGAACGGAGCGTTTCCGTTGCGCTTGCTGCTCCGTCCTGATGCCTCCTCGGGCGACTAGTGCGGTTTGTGCGCCTTGTCACAAGAGCCGAGCTTCGGGCGAAGACTTCGAACCGTATTACGACAACGAAGACTGACATATAGTACAAATACAATACCCCGTTGCAGTAATGCATCGGGGATTTTTTGTGTCAAATATTAATTGAACATTACGCAAATATTACGCAAATAAAGGCCAAATAATAGTAATACTAGTGATTAATCACTGATTTCATAGTTTTTAAATTTGGGGACTCCAAAACCGAAAACTATCGCTTATTTATAAACAACTATTTATAAACAAGAAACCCCCTGTATTACTACAGAGGGTTTGTCACTAAGGCCTTATCTAGTCATGCCTACCAATATCAGAACGAGAAGTAGTATTATCATAGCATGAAATCATAGTATTGCTTATTCAATTTAGCTAGACCCCTAGTGAGACTGTCTCTTTTATCAACAAAGATGTCCTTATTGTAATTACCTTTGTCACACTCTGCTATAAGCGTATTACATTTGTCTATCTCTGCTTGAATAGCAATTCGTATATCAATCATTTCCATAAGACCTATTTTATTAGCATTCATATTGTATTAGTATAGTTTATTGACCGTCCATGAACAGAATAGTATTACGCAATTTACTATGTGCAGATTGCGCTATTTGTAATTTATCTTGCCAGTAATTAACATAGCCCACTAGATTATCAGAAGAGCATTCGTGAATGTGTTTGTTAATTATATTGATACGATCCTCTATAGCAAGACGGATTTCAATTGCTTCTTTTTCAGTTAATTTATTCATATATTTGTATTAGGATAAGAGGTTATTATTAATTGCGCGTTTTAAGTATTCGCGCCCCACTGTTTACATATCAGCCAACGTATATTGCAGGATCTTCTACGTTAATACAATTGTCAACCGCAACAGTTAAGAACTTCAATTGCTCTTTATCAGAGCGATATTGCTGTATGTATTCGTATTGCTCTTGTGTAATAGGCTGATTGTCTACTAATAGGTCAAACCTATTCTTCTTGCTATTAGTAGGAAGCCCAGCCAAATACAATTGACCGGTCTTATTGTTTCTCACTAAACCGTCTCTAACGAAGGTAAACCAATTAGGTTTACCAACTGCATCAGGATACTTATTGTTATACGTTTCCTCGCCCGCAAGCGTTATAGCGAAACAAAAGTCGCGTGTAACACGACCGCTATACGCATTGAGAGGGATGCCACTACGGCCTCCCTTATTCATTTTGTATTCGCCGTCCATTAGCACTGTTGCTATATGGCCCGCTTTTACTTTATTAAGATCAATCATACTGTTGTATTTATATAGTGACGTTGTATTTATATAAGAACCAAACTGACTATGACAATTTAACATACTGATATATATATACAAGAACTGAATCTACTTTAATCTTCTACGTTAACGGGCACTTGGCACAGCTTATGCTGCGAGCGTAGCACGAACTATGCCAACCGACTTGGCACGACTCTTGCTGCGACCGTAGCAGGAACCATGCCAACCTATGGGCGACGATAGTTTTTCGAATTGGGGACCCCAAAACAGAAAACTATGCTTTCCACGGACTTGGCATGGGACTTGCTGGGGAGCACGAAGTGTGCCAACCTAGACTTGGCATAGAACCTGCTGGGGAGCACGAAGTGTGCCAAAGCCAATTGTAACATTTGTGTTACGAAAGCCGTTTTCCGTTGTCCTTACTTGTTTTCTCTGTATAATCGAAGGACAGGCAAGACCGCCTGTAGAAACTAAAACCAACATGGCAATTCAAATTGGACAAATCCGCGCGGGACAGCTAGCAACGATACTCGTGACCGGAGCTCACGAGATGGCAACGGGAGGCACTATGGGTACGCCTAGAAACCCTCTGCGTGACCGCGTCACGCGTGACCACCGCCTAGTCCTTCGCGTCTCTGGCGTTGAAACCTACAATCGTCGCTTGACGCGTGACGGTCGCACTCCTGTTGGTGCGCCCACATATTGGGAGTGGGTCAAGGACAGTGAGGGCAAAGTGATCGACGGGTTGGCTGTTCACAAGAAAAACGGAACGCTCTATTTGGTCTGCGACCCTACAAGCGTCACCCGCACCTTGAGATATTTGGTTGACAATCGTGAGGCAACGGCTGCGGAGCTTGTGACCATTCACTCTTACCGCAAGGACAAGTCTGGCGGAGAGCCTGATATTCTCCTTTTCAAGCTCGATTCAATCGACAATCTGGCCGATTAATTCGCGCAAGAGTCAAATCAAATCCCCTTCGAAAGAGGGGGATTTTTTTTTGCAAAGATCGCCGAAGAAGGCTATTGACATTGTCCCCTATTTATGAAAATATTGCCAGAGGCTTTTCAAATACGGCGGCGGGGGGGTCTAAAAATCATTCTGCCCTTCTTCTATTAATATACCTCTTGTTAATATATCCCTCTATCATTCTATCCCTTAGTAAAAAGTAAATCTCTATTAAGTATCATATAGTAAATAAAGGTAAGACCCCTATTTCTCAAAAAATAAGGCCAAAAGGAAGACCTAGAAACTTTGCAGGGTCAAAAAATCCCCGGACCCCCCTGTGAAAAATACCTTTTTTAGATATAGCTTGTGTAGATATATCTAATGTTAATCAAATGTTCTGTCTGTAACATTGAAAAAGAAGATATAGAATTTAACAGAATAAAAGACAAGTGCGACTCTTGCTGCCATTGTTTAGAATACGAGAGAGAAAAGATTAGGATGCAAGACCCTAAAAATGGAGAAAATTACTATCTAAGAAAAGTCACCCTCCGTAAAGCAAAAAGCCGCTCCAAGAAAAAAAATCTAGAATTCAATCTCACGCTGGCCGATTTAATAAGTATTAAAAATAGCACCTGCCCCATCTTGGGCTGCGAAATACTATATAAGTCAGGAATAGACCATAAGCTATCAGCTTCCCTAGACAGGATAGACCCAACTAAAGGATACATAATTAGTAACGTTAAGATAGTATCTCATGAAGGCAACACCCTAAAAAATAGAAACAATTTCCATTCCGCCGTTAAGATGCTAGAATATATAATAACTAATTCGCCGCCAGAGGATATAGCTCCTGAAAAGAGAGAGCAATTACTTAACCTGCTTAAAGACTTTTAATAACTCTTCCTCAAATAACTTATCTTGACGATACTCGATATTTATTTGTTTTGTATTTTCCTCGCCTTTAATTATAATACTAATATATGGCAAATCATATTTCGCGCAAGTCATCGAAGCAAGAGCTACTAGACAACAATCACAAATCTTTATTTGCTTGCTATCTTCTGCAATCATATTAAAATAAACAAGTTTACGCGACTTGAAGAACAATAAATAATCTTCCTTGCTATATGACATTTCGCAACCCTCGCAACAGATTCTCTTCTTGCAAGTCTTGGGGTTTACAACTGTAACATTTAATTTGTTCTTCATCTTATATAATACATGTAATTAAAATAATAAAGCCAATCAAAATGTCAAAAAAAGATAACTCCCAACACATCGCACAAAAAGACAAAGTAAAAGACGACTTTGAAATTCGTAAATTAAAATGGACCCCGAAACAAGAACAAATTATACAAGCGGCTTTAGATAAGACTACCAATATAGTTATCCTAGATGGCCTTCCCGGCACAGCGAAAACTTTATTGAGTGTCTATTGCTCTCTAGAACTATTAAAAGCCAAAAAGATCTCTGATATTGTATACATCCGATCCCTAATTCAGAGTACAGATGGTCAAACTGGCTTCTTGACTGGCGACTTAGACGAGAAGACCTTCTTCTATAATGTACCCTTATTTGATAAGCTAGAAGAATTACTAAATAAGTCCAGCATCGAATTACTAAATAAGCAAGAAAGGATCAAAACTTATCCTGTTTCTTTGCTTCGTGGGTATACCTTTAACGTTAACTCCGTTATTTTGGACGAGGGTCAGAACATGATGTTCGACTCTCTTGTAACGGCGGCAACCCGTATGGGTAAGTTTAGTAAGCTATTTATTTGCGGCGATAGCATTATGCAAAATGACTTAGGCAAGAGGTCTGGGTTTAAAGAGTTCTGTGACATCTTTCAAGACCAAGATAGCCGAGATAATGGTATTCAATACTTTAAGCTTGGGCCAGAAGACATTATGAGAAGTGGTATTACTCGTTTTATTGTTGATAAGATTATGAAATACAAGTCAGTTATTCATTAAACTTTTGTTTCATCCTTTGATGGATGAGTCTTGACAAGGTATTCGCGCATTTAGTCACTTTTGTTTCTGATTCATGCCAGAAGAATGCGTGTAATACTTCATGTATTAGAATGTTGATGGTTTTTTGCTTGGTTAAAGCAGGATCAATTTTAATCTTTGGACTTTCCATCTCTGGAGAATCACATATGCCGTAGCATCCTTTAGGAGGCTTGGCCCAATTGATGACGTATTCAACCTTTTCGTTATTTTTAAACGAATACTTCATTCTACTACAATTACACTTGCTTATTTGCTGTTATCAAACTATAATAAATAAATGAATTATGCAAAAAATTTACTGCTCTAAATGTGGAGGCCCTAATTTATATACACAAGCAAAACCAAAATTTTGCTCTACATGTGGCACTCCGTTCTATGGTGTTGTCGTAGAAAAGCCGGAAGATAAGAAGCTAAGAGAAAATAAGGTTCGCGCTCAAGAAGAAATGGATACTGAAGATGATGATGAAGAAGATAGTCCTGAAGCCTCTACTGGAATTCCTGAATTGAAAGGCGGTCTAGATTTTGATATTGAATTTGACGCTCCAAGGAGAGAGTCTCTTTCTAAAATTGCTGGCACAGTGCCAGATCAACTGCTGCAAGGGCAACAAAGATTTGTAGAGAAGGTCTCCGCCAGAGAGATGATGAAAATATTTAAACAAGAAGCTGGTACATTAAGGCAAAAATAAAAATGGCTCCTATCGTTCAAAAACAATCCTTTGAAAACAGCATCGCTATAGTAGACGAAGAGATTCGTAAGCGCAAGAGTAAGTGGACCCTTGCTGCATTGGCTTGGATTGATTTCGAAGACGTTGAGCAGATATTGAGGATTCATATTTATAAAAAATGGAGCTTATATGATGCACAAAAGCCTCTTGCCCCTTGGTTAAACATTATTATCTCTAATCAGATAAAGAACATTATAAGAAATAATTATGGTAATTATGCTAGGCCTTGTTTGAAGTGTGCGGCGGCAGAGTGGGACGACTCTTGTTCAATATATGGAGAGCAATGCAAGAAGTGTCCTCTATATGCCCATTGGGAAAGTAATAAAAAAGACGCTTTCAATACAAAAATAACTCTTCCTCTTGAAAATCACATTAAGGAAGTTCACGACATGACCAACGAAGGCTTTGACCTTCTAAGAAGTACCCAGAGCTTATCTTCGGCATTAAAGAAAGTACTAAAGCCAGCAGAGTGGATGGTGTACGAGATGCTTTGCCTAAAGAATCAAAAAGAAGAAGAGGTAGCAAAACTATTAGGCTTTAAGACTACTGAAAAGAACCGATCTCCCGGATACAAACAGATAAAAAACTTAAAGCGATCTATCCTTATAAAAGCTAAGAAGTGCATTACGAATGGAGAAGTGGAAATTTATGGCTGAAAATGAACCTCAAGAACTTAACGACCAACAGAGACTGGCAATTTTAAATGAGTGGAACAACCGCGCTACTAATCCTCCTTCTCTGCTTGAACTTGTTAGGGTTGCTTTTCCTGACGCTGAAGGCGCAGACGGTAGAAGTTGGCACGGTAAGAAGGTTAAAGAGTTCTTGTCAACAAGACAAATTAAAGCAAGGGCTTCGTATGAGTACTTGGCAAAAGATAAGATTGAATTGTCTCCAGAACAAAAAGAATTTGCTGCTAATAACGCCGGTTCAATGGGCGCACTTGAGATTACTAAAAGTGTTTTTAATAATCAAAATCTTACTAGCCTCAGTCAAGAGACTCGTACAATAATTGAGTTCATTAAGACCCTTGATCAAAAAGTAATTCAAGCAGGTACAGTATCTCAAAGAGATACAGAGAGCATTGCGGATTCTCAATACATGCCGCCAAAGACTTTTGAGCGGATGCTCTTTCGCATCAATAGATACGTCCATGAAGGCATTGACAAAGACAAAGTCACTTCGCGCCAGAAGGCGGCTATTAATGCTATCATTGGATACATGCATACTTATCGGTTTCTCCATCAAATAAACAGTTACTCCTCTAATATTGATCGTGAGTTATTTGAAAGCTCTTTTGTCCGTTATACATTTGATAAACCAGACCTTACTCAAGAAGAAGTTGACCAATACATTGTCCTAGCTACTGAAGTAGTCATATCTGCCAACATCCAAGAGACCATTCAGACCCTCCAAAATCAGATTGATATGGAAGTGGATGGGGGTGGCAAAATTCCTATGGCTCTTATTGAGGCCATTAGCGGCGCAAGAAACGAATATAATCAATCGACTATCCGCCAGCAAAAACTTCTTAATGATCTTAAAGTAAAACGAAGTGATCGCCTTAGCAAGCAAATAAAAGAGAACGCCAGTATCCTTAATTTAGTTCAGATGTGGAAAGAAGAAGACTCTCGCACAAGGTTATTGAAACTTGCTGAAAGGAGAAAGGCGATGGTTAAGAACGAGATAGACCGTCTCTCTACAATGGATGAAATCAAGTGTCGTATATTAGGAATTTCAGAAGATGAGGTGTTAAATGGCTGAAACATGCAAAATATGTCAGAAAGTTTATGAAGCAGATGCAGATTTTAATCGCCATCTCAAGGCTCATAAGATTAGAGTAATAGAATACTATCAACAACAGCACCCTCGCTATGATGCTTTTGATAATTCAATAATCATCTATAAAAATAAAGAACAGTATTTCAATACTGACTTTAATAATAAAAACAATCTTAAGAACTGGCTTAAGGCTCAGTCATTAGAGAAGCAAAAAGAATATTGCAAAGACTTTCTTATTAAGAGAAAAGAAAAGAAAAGTCTACAGTATGCCCCATCTCAAGTTGAGCTTCGTAGTGTATTGAGTCCAAGTGTTATTTATTTACAAGAAATTTTTAGTGACTATTATAAGCTTACTGAAGGCCTTGGGTTTAAAAATAAGTATGTATATCCAAATAATTTGTATAATCTAGCTCAATTGCAAACCAAAGATTCAATTATTTATATTGATACCCGAGAACAGAAGCCATTCATCTTCAATATGGCATCTGAAGTTCGCACCCTTAAGTTTGGAGACTATGGATTTAGTCATCCAAGCTATGATGGCAAACTTTATTTTGAGAGGAAGTCTATTTCTGATTTTATTGGCACACTAAGTGCAGGTTACGAAAGATTTTGTCGAGAGATTGAGAAGGCAAGTGAAGCTAAAGCCAACATGGTCATCATTGTAGAAGAGAGCCTAAGCAATACTCTGTCATTTAATTATCTTCCTCATGTATACAAGAAAGCTACAAAGGTAAACCCTGAATTTATATTCCATAACGTCAGAGAGCTAATACAAAAATACCCTCATGTGCAATTCTTATTTGCAAAGGGGCGCAAAGAGTCTGTTAGAGTAATTGAGAAGATGTTCTCTACTGATGAGAACTTTTTTAAGTATGATTTGCAACTTTGCTACGACCTAAAGATGCTATAATATGTGGTATACCCCAGAAAAGTATAATAGAATAATTCCAAATCTAAACGATGAATATTCTAGACTAAAAGATACTCTTGAAGACAAAGAGGCTAAGATAACTTTAGCCAAGTTTTTACGTTCTAATATCGGCATAACTACAGAGCTAATTTCTGGCATAAAATTATGGCCTTATCAAGAGGTCATAATTAAAGCCATGTTGAATAGGAACTTTTGTCTAAACGTGTGGGGCCGTGGTGCTTCCAAATCTTTTTCTGCTGCGGTATTTTGTTTTTTACAATGCATATTTGAACCCAAGAGTAAGATCCTAATTGCTGGTCCAACATTTAGAACAGCAAGAAGCATTTTTAATTCAATAGAAAAGATTACTGAGTCTAAAGGCGCAGATCTTTTAATGCAAGCGTTCGGCGCAAAGTCAAAACGTAATGATGAATACGATTGGTCAATTAATGAGGGTTCAATAAAAGCTATCCCTCTAAGCGGCGAAAAGATTCGTGGTTTCCGTGCTAACGTACTTGTACTAGACGAGTTCATGCTGCTCCCAGAAGACATTATTAAAAATGTATTGATGCCATTCTTGATTGTACCGCAAGATATTCAAGAACGTATTAGTATTCGCGAACAAGAAGATGATTTAATTAGCCAAGGAGGGATGACAGAGGCTGACCGCATGGAGTTTAAGAACACTTCTAAAATGGTTGCCCTATCTTCAGCCTCTTACACTTTTGAAAACCTCTACAAGACTTACAAAGAGTGGTGTGACAATATCTATTCAAAGGAGCCAACAAGTGCTACTTATTTTGTCTCTCAATTAAGCTACGAAGCTCTCCCTCCAGAGATGATAGACTCTTCAATCACAGAAGAAGCGCAAAATGGTGGATCTTCTCATGCTTCTTTCTTAAGAGAGTATTGCGCTCAATTCACTGATGGTAGCGATTCTTATTTTAGCATGAAGAAAATGGAAGAGTGTACCCTTAAGTTCGAAGAACGCCCCCATTCTCAAATTAAAGGAGACAATGGTAAGCAATATATTTTAGCAATGGACCCTAACATGAGCGATAGTCCAAATGCTGACTATTTCGCAATGGGTATTTTAGAGATAGACCGAGAAAATAAGAACGATACCCTAGTACATTGTTATGCTGGTCTTGGCAGCTTAAATACTCACATCAAATACTTCCATTACTTAATGACGAGCTTTAATATTGTTTACATAATCTGCGATAATGCTGGTGCTGATATCTTCTTCAACACTTATAATGAATCTCAATATGTGAATTCAGAATCTGAGAAGATTAAGTTTATTGATTTCGATTCTGATCTTGAAGGCATTGAATATACAAGGATGGTTCAAAGAGCTAAGAGCAAATATAACCTTGAGAACAAGCAGATAGCAGTCACTCAAGTATTCACTACTACGTTCATCAGAAGAGGTAACGAAAACCTACAAGCGGCAATTGATTATAAGAAAATTTGGTTCGCTTCAAAGACTGTCGCTAATGAGAATTTCTTTAATGAAGAGATCAATAAGAGGATTCCAGAAGATATAATCTTCGTGGAAGAAAATAAGGACTGGAACAAACTAGACTTAATAGAACACCAAGACTTATTAGTTTACAACACTAAGAAGCAATGTTCGCTAGTTGAGTTCACTACTAGCAGTCGTGGTTCTGTTAATTTTGACCTGCCTCAACACCTAAAGCGTTCCAATTCTCCCAATAGAGCAAGAAAAGATAATTACACTGCTTTAATGTTAGCGAAATGGGGTTCCAAATGTTATAATGACATTATGACTACTGAAAATAAAATAGTAGCTGCGGGATTTACACCAATTTTAATTTAAAATGTGTAATTAATTATTAGGCTTATGGCAAAGGTTAAAAAAGAAAAATTTGAGGAATCTTCTTTCGCTCCAATGATGGTCGAAGGCTCTACCCCTGCTCATGGCGGAGTAGCAAGCAGAGTCACTGAGACGAGAAGCCGTAGAAATGCTGCATCAACCATTGAGAGAACAGATCGTTTTCGCAATATCGATGAAGGCATGGTGCCATTTAACTATGCCACTGGCTATAACTATAATAAATCTAATATTGACGTAAGAGATACAGTGATCTTGTGTCAAAAGGCTTATTATAACTTTGGTCTATTTAGGAACACAATCGATTTGCTATCAGAGCTTTCTTGCGGAAACCTTCATTTGAAAGGCGGAAATAAAAGTGCAAGAGATTTCTTCCAAGCCTTATTCAATAAGATAAACGTCACTGCTCTTCAAGACAAGTTCTTTAGAGAGTACTACCGCTCTGGAAACGTTTTCATCTATAGATACGACACTACCATTAAAGAAGAGGATATATCTAAAATCAGTCAAGTTTTTGGTTCGCAAGCTTTAGCCGCAAAGATTTCTTTACCTTCTAGATACATAATCATTAACCCAGCAGATGTTCAAGTCAATGGTAACCTTTCTTTTAATAGAGGGCAGTATTATAAGGTGCTAACTGATTACGAACTTGAGCAAGTTAGAAATCCAAGGACAGAAGAAGATAAAGAGATATTAAACTCTCTTGACCCTCTTGTTAGGGAGCAAATTTTAAAAGGAAGATCTACAGCGGTCCTACTTCATTTAGATACAAAGAAGTTTTATGCTGTATTTTATAAGAAGCAAGACTACGAACCCTTTGCCGTGCCAATGGGATTTCCAGTTCTTGAAGATATAAGTGCTAAAATTGAAATGCGTCGTATGGATATGGCACTTACAAGGACAATTCAGCAAGTCGTTCTCCTTATAACTATGGGAACTGAACCTGATAAGGGAGGAGTAAACCAAGAGAACTTGAAAACGATGCAAAATCTCTTTACTAATCAATCGATTGGTAGAGTCCTTATTGCAGACTATACGACAAAAGCAGAGTTCGTTATC